CTTTGATGTACTAGACATTAATTAATTTCTCAAATGTTGATGCAAATTTTCGAACATATGTTGGGTCAATGATACGAATAAAAGAATCGTTCAGATTTTTTTCAAACATATAGTTACGATTAGACTGGAATGTTAAAGAATTTGTACCAATTCCTCCCTGAATGTGTAAGGCATTGGTCACTGCTCTTTTTTCTTCATCTCCGTTCAAATAATAATGATGTGGAGCTTCGGCGTATTTCCAGGCCTCATATGTAGAGACAGAATCAGAGGTTGTTTGGCCGATTACCAACTCTGTTGAATTATTGATCGCCCCTGGAGTGCCAAAAAAACTTCCCGTCGTGTTTTGTATGACTAACTGATTCAGATCGAGATCTTTTTTTGTAAGAGTTCCCGTACCCCCTGAGGTACCACCAAGAATTGTTTCTCCTATCTCGAATCTACCTGCCAAACTGTTGGCAAAATCTGTTATTTGGTTGTCTGTATTACGTGTAATGGAAGGATTTGTTGTGATTGCCCAGCCTTCGTACTCTGTATCAATGTATGTCTGTAAATCCATCGTGGACATAGGCCAGACGGCCAATCCATCGTGTAAAAATTCGTTGATAATAAAGAATGTCCAATAGTATCGTGATGTACCATATAATCTTTGGCTTACGATATCAGGCCTTTCACCATCTTTTATTTCGTATGTACGATATGCCGAAACGTTATCAACAAAATTCTGTACTGGACGTACTGAACGATAGATGTCTACAACGTTTGTAAGGACTCCATCGTTATTATAATCGTATAGACTCTTTGGAAACTGCTTAAAATAAGACATTATTCACCCTCTCCTTGTGCCGAATCGGTGGATGGACGTTCTCTACGATATTCCAAATCTTCGCCATATAGATCGTCTCGAGTAAGAGCTTTTGTCTCTTGAAATGTAATACTCATAGAAGTTTCTACTGGTGCACCGTCTCCATGAAACATATTTGATGTCTCATTGTATGTTGTTGTTAAATTAATGAGATAAGAATCTAATATCATCGGCATAAATTTATTTTCTTCTTCGCCGTTATAAAATTTTATTCTAAAAATTGGTGGGTATTGTAAGGCAATAGGATCTAATTCTTTCGGATACATGAATTTTCTAAATAAATTCTCTATCATTCTTACGTCTTCTGCCTCTTCTGATGATTCAGGGACACATTTAAACGTAAATCCAAATGAACGTAATGTAGTACTCTCAAATGCCGTGGCAATATATGGATTTGCTGCTACTCCCATCTGTATGCCTGCTGCAGCTGCTTTATTTCCGCCTACACCCGTAGCTAATAATGTTGCCATTCCAGTATTTCCCATTCCTTTGGCACCACCTTTTTGAAACTCTTTTAATGTTTCTTTCCCTGCTGTGAGAGCAAGACCTGCACCTAATAAACCTAAATTCATCTGATTATATGTAGCAGCATCAGGAGCAGAGACTCCATTTGGTGTAAAGAGATGTACTTTTGCGAACGCTTCTGGATCGTTCTTTGCTATGATTTCGAATGAGATGTGTGCTGTCGTATCTAGCTCTGCACCTTCTCGTAATGACCTGGGGAATGTATATATTTCCATCTGTAACCTTTATAAATAGAATTAGATTAATTAACTATGGTACTATTTATATGAGTTACAAAGGCAATTACACAATAAAAAATAAAGAAAAGTATATAGGAGATCATACAAAGGTCAAATATAGATCTCTCTGGGAACGTCAAGCATTTAAATGGTGTGAGAGTAATCCACGAGTAAGAGGCTGGAATTCTGAAGAGATTGTTATTCCATATGTATCATCTGCTGACAAAAGATTTCATCGTTATTACGTAGATCTTCTTCTCGTAATGGAGAGTGGTGAAACAATTCTGGTTGAGATTAAACCAAAGAAACAAACAGTAGCACCAAAGAAACCGAAGAGAAAGACAAAGAAATATGTAACAGAGGTGACTACATATCTTACGAATACAAGCAAATGGAAAGCAGCTAATCAATTTGCAGAAGCCAAAGGATGGAAGTTTCAAATATGGACAGAAGAAACTTTAAAGAATTTAGGCATCAAACTACTGAAAGGATGATATAAATAGTACTATGGCGAGTTTATTCGATACCTTAGAAAAGAACGCATTTAGAGCTGGTATTCAGGCAAGGACTGATCAGTCTCGTAAATGGTTTCAGAAGTCTGTTCGAGATTTAGGAACAGTATCTCCGAAGGCAGTATTAAAAGATACTGCTCTAACTCCTCGATCTAAAGGAATTTCAGGTCGTATGTATATGTATTTCTACGATCCAAAGCATAAGCAAACATTACCATATTATGATAGGTTTCCTATGACAATTATGGTATCTCCGGCTAAGGGTGGATTTCAAGGTTTAAACCTTCATTATCTATCACCTAATGTCAGAGCAGCGTTTTTAGATAGTTTGATGGACACAGCAACGAGTAAGAATCTTACAAATACGACTAAGCTAAGAATAACAGCTAAGAAATTAGCAGCCACAAAGAAATATAAAGAATTTAAACCATGTTGGAAACACTATCTGATGGCACATGTTAAATCTCGACTCGTTGAGGTTCCTATGCCAGAATGGGAGATAGCAGTATTCTTACCTGTCGAACAGTTCAAGAAAGTTAAGAAAGAATCTGTTTGGAGATATTCAAGGAAACAAATATACCAGAAATGAGCATAGATAATTTAAAAGCAACGATAGGTAAACGTGGAGGAGCTGCAGCAGCAAATAAATTCTCTGTATTCTTTACACCGCCTAAACAATCTCTTATCAATAAAAACCCTACTGCCTTAATCGGTGCGTTATTATCAGGTGGTGGTATTGGTGCATTAATCAATGATCCAAGAGATATCTCATTACTATGTGAGAATGTTACCCTTCCAGGTAGACAGATCAGCACATTAGATTACGGTCATGATAAAGAAATGACACGTAAACAACCGTATGGAGTCATAGATGAAGAAGTCTCCATGACGTTCATGCTAACTAACGATATGTATATCAAAACAGTCTTCGATGATTGGCTAGGTTGTATATACGATTCAGAAACATATCGTATTGGCTACAAAAAAGATTTTAGTACAGATGTTGTTATACAGCAGCTGAATCATAAAGAATTACCAGTTTATGGAATTAAACTGATAAATGCATTCCCAACAACTATAGCGGTAATCACAATGGATAATAATTCAGAGAATACTATCCAAAAATTGACAGTTACGCTTTCTTACGATAAATATATCCAAGAAGATGCATTGTCTAGTACGTTATCTGCAGTTTCGGGTGCAGCTAATTTGCTAACAAATTTATAATTTATATTATAGGAGAAAATTATGGCTTTGCCAATAATGACAGCACCACGCTATCCGGTTACACTGCCGAGTACTGGTGAACAATATACGATGAGACCTTATCTCGTTAAAGAAGAAAAGGCATTGCTAATGGCTTTAGAATCGCAAGATCCAGAGCAAATATCATTAGCAGTTAGAAATATTATATCGGCATGTATTGATGCTGATATTGATATTAATGAATTAGCAGTGTTTGATATTGAAAAATTGTTCTTAGAACTTAGATCAATATCAGTAGGAGAATCTATTTCTATTTCAGGTAAATGTACTGAATGCGAAAAAGGAACTCCGTTAGTAATTGATATTAAAGATATTGAATTAACGAATCTAAATAGAGATGATATGGTAATTCAATTAGCAGATGATGTAGGATTAACAATGAAATATCCGACATTAAATGTAATTAATGAGATTACGCATGATGTTACATCTGTTGAAGGTGTAATGGAACTGATCATAGCTTGTATTGATACAATTTATGATACGGATAACGTATATGATGCGAAAGATGAGGGGCAAACTGCCGTTGAAGAATTCGTTGAAAATTTAAATAGTGAGCAATTTGGAAAGATTCAAGATTTCTTTTCTAAAACTCCAAAATTAGAATATTCTGTAGAATTCGAATGTGAGCATTGCCAACATAAGAATAACCTAGAAATAAGAGGGCTTCAAAGTTTTTTTATCTAGGCCTCTCACATGATAGCATATTAAATCACTATCAGACAAATTTTGCGATGATGCAACATCACAAATATAGTTTGACAGAGTTAGAGGAAATGATGCCATGGGAGAGGGAGATATATGTAACTCTTCTCTCACAGCATATTAAAGAAGAGAACGACAGACATTCTAAAAAAGGGAGGCTGTAATGGCTAGAGAAGATCAATTTCAGGGCGATATGTCCAGAAATGAAGTAGAAATAGACTTAAAGAAATTTATGTCTATGGTTTCTGAGATAGGAGACCTAAAACAAGAAATATTTGAATTGACTCAAGAGGATAGAAAAAATCCTTGGCAGAAATGGATATATTTAGCTAAAACATTTGATGCTTGGAGGATTATTCCAAGAGCATTCTTAGGCGTATATATGTATTTGTTATATTATGCAACATTTTGGTTCATGGATTTACCTGAACCATCGTTAGAACAATCAGGTTTGATATCAGTACTAGTGGGTGCTGGTGCAGCATGGTTTGGTTTATACACATCGAGTGCTGCGAAAGAGCATGGAGACAATAACCCTAATTAGGATATAACTCATGGCTGACGAAGAAAAAAAAGAAGAGAGTAAAGGACGAGGACAACCCGCACCTAAAGGATTCGACGCATTAGTCGAATTCATGGGTGAAAATAATCGTGCTACCTCTGAAATAGAGAAAGATCAACGTAATACGCGTAGGCATCTTCTCGAAATGAAGAAGTTAGATATAGGTGCCGTAGAATTACGTGAACGTATGAATGCTAACTTCGAATCTTTCTTCGAAACCATGAATGCCGGTAAATTAGATACCCAAGAATCAGATGCTGAAAGATTAGCAATATTCCAAGAAATCAGAGATGGTATTAATAATCAATCTGATAAGGCTGCAGCTACAGCAGAAAAAGCTGGTAAAAATACAATGGGCAAAATGGGTAAATTGCTCGGTGGTGCTGGTATTGGAGTTGGTGCCGCAGGCGTAGGTATAGCAGCAGTGATTGGTGCTGGTGCATTTATGATCGATAAACTCGAGAATATGGATGCTCAAAAGATATCCGACAATGTTGGTATCTTAGTTACAATGGGGAAAGATCATGAAAGCTTCCTATTAGATGGTGGTAAAGTTGCCATCGTATTAGGTGGTTTAGGTCTTGGTCTTGCAGCATTTGGACTTGGTTCTGGTGTAACAGCCGCAGTAGACATGTTCCAAAAAGAGAATTGGGCTGAAAAAATCAAGGAAAATGTTAAGACATTAGTATCAATTGCAGAATTATCATTTAAAGATACAGCAGAAGTTACTGCAACTTTAACAGGTTTAGGCATTGGATTAGCTGCGTTTGGAATAGGTTCTGCCGTTGGTGGAGCAGGTGAAGCTATAGCTAAGTTTTCTGATGGAGAGAATTGGCCTCAAACTATCGTAGATAACGTTAAGACTCTTCTAACTATAGCTGATCTTAATACTGGCGATGCTACTGCTGTAATGGCTACATTAGCTCAAATTGGTGGTGGATTAGCAGTCTTTGGTGTTGGTTCATTCTTCGCTAAAGCTTCTGGAGATGGTCAAGGTGAACAAATACGAAAAGAAGTTGAATCACTATTAAAAATAGCAGAAGATCCTAATGCAGATCCAGCTAAATCTGAAATGGCAAGACAAGCGCTTAAAACTTTAGGTGGTGGATTGACTGGATTTGGTGTTGGTTCATTCTTTGCAAAGGCTGCAGGAGATGGTTCAGGAGAAAAAATACGACAAGAAGTATCTTCATTATTAGCAATAGCAGAAGATCCTAATTCAAGTGAAGAAGATATTTTAAGAGCTACTGCAGCATTAGGTGCATTAGGTGCTGGATTAGCCGCTTTCGGTGCAGGATCCTTTGTTGGTTCATTAGCCGGTGCAGCAAGTGCAGTATTAGACTTCTTTAGTGGCGCACAATCTCCAATAGAACAAGCAAAAGATCTTGGTAATAATGCAGAGCTAGTTAGGACAGGAGTAAATGCTCTTACTCTATTTAGAGAAGAATTAAATAGATTCGGTTCAATGGGTAAAGTTTCAGGAGATCTTGGTCTTCAAGAAATGGCAGATGATTTACTATCAGCTTCAAAATTAATTAATCTCGCTGTAGCTGGTGGAACTGATTATAGAGGAAGAAACACAGACTATATTGGTCTTGCAAATGTAGAAGGTGTAGATGAAGCTATATCTCAAATTAATAAATTAAAAGAAGCTTTAGGTTTAGTAAGTCCTACTGTTGGTGTCGAAATGAATCAGACGTCTGCAGAAAATGCTGAAGCTACACAAACCGGCGAAACAAATAATGCCGTTGTATCAAATCAAAACACTACAGAAGGTGCTACATCTAATCAGATAATCATGCATGCACCATCAAAAATAAATCGTATAGACACAGCTCTAGCAACCAGATAAAAAAAAGGCCTCTTTCGAGGCCTTAAAACATCTTAGTGTTTTTCAATTACCGTTAAGAATCCTTAGCGAGTTTTGCAAAGTAACTTAATGTATCTTCTTCTCCAGCATCCTGTGAAGGAATAGTTGAAGCTTCTTCTACAAAGTTAGTTGTAACTGCAGGAGCCGAAGGCATTTCTGCCGGAGCAGCGCTGAATCCAGCATCAATTCCAAGTACTCTATTCATTTTAGCTTTAAGCTCATCATATGATTTGTAATTGGAAGGATCAGTAAACTCGTTAAGTGAATGGAGTTTTCCATACAGCTCTTCAAGTCTAGCATCATCGCCATCTAAGACAGCTGATACAGGAGAAAATTCAGACTTATCGTAATTAGTCCAACCTTCTACCTTTCTGATCTTGAGTTTGAAATCCGCACCTTCCCAAAAATCAAATGGGTTGATAGGATCTTCGTCCGCAAATTGAGGTTGCATAATATCCATCACTTTGTCAAAGATTTTCTTACCAAATTTGTATAAGAATACCTTTCCTTCATTCTCTGGATTAGCAGAGTCTGATATAACCATAATGTTAGACACATGATGTAGCCTACGTTTCCTCTCACGAGCGAGTTGCTTATCTTCATCTCTACCAGTATTCCACAATTCTGAATTCATTTCTGAAACAGGATCAGGCTGATTAATTGAAGTTAAGCTATTTTCGATATACCATAGACCATTCGGGCCTTTGAAGCCATGGTCCCAATATCGTACCCAAGGTAAATCTTCACCTTCTTTCGCAGGTAAAAATCTAATAACAGCATAACCGTTACCAGCTTTATCTTGAGTTGGTTTCCAGAACCTATCGTCAGCGTATGACTTAGTCTCTGATTTTTGTGATACAGCTTCTGCTGCTTGTACGAGTTTGTCGATAGACGAGCCTCGCGAGCTCTTTAGATTTGCAAATGACATTGTATTCTCCGTTGTATTGCGTTGTATTAAGACTGTCGTCTTTTCTGTAGTATTTCACACATATTCATAATAATATTTTCTTCATTATATCTTTACATTTAACTGTATCGAACTTAATGAATGGTTCGTATTTCGTGATCTTCCGAATCAAACTTGGCCACATTATGGTTTCTGTTATCTTCTTCGATTCACGATCTACAAACCCTAAGATTGCATTTAGAATTACTATTGTTTCCAATGATATTTCTTCTTGCAACCAAAGTTTGATAACCATAGGATGTTGTCCATCTTTACTTTCTAATATAGTGTCAAAGTTGTATGTGTTAACATCCATATAGTTATCTAATGTATTTATATCTTTTTCAAAGCTATGGTGGAGAGACTCATGAATCTTTTTCAAGCGCATGAAATTCTTCTCTCCATCCTCATTTATCATATCACCGACGTAATTAACATCGTTTATAAAATTAGATACGAAATACATTTTTAATTCTTTGCCATGATGTTTAGCCAACTTAGCAAAGAAAAACTTATCTTTACGATTAAAGAATGACTGTGGTTTGACGGTTGTTTTAAAGTTATACTTAACAGCGTCATACGAATCACTCTCAAAATGTAATTTTAAAGAGTTATATAGTTTGTATGCATCAAATGGATCCATCATAATTCAGATATATACCAAACCATCCAACAAACGAGAGCAATCCAACATGCTCCGCCTATTACAATTAATATATCAATTCCTGATTCAATCATATCGGTAATTTGTTTCCACTCTTTATTTTAATTAATTTTAAATCTGAAGCCTCATTCTGAAGCTTCGCTTTTAGAGAGGGAGATAATAGTTTCTTTATATTACTATAATCCATTCCTCTCGTCTCGATTACGTGAGTCATAGCATCGATGTAAGACAAATTTTTATTTGCTACGAGCTCTTCAACAGCGATATTAAATCGCTTCTTCGTCATAATCTTATGTTCTAATACATCAGTCATTATCAGTGTATAGATGTTGAGTTTCAGTTAAATACTTAACCATATTCTCAGCACTAGATATTTCGAATGGATCAGTTTCGCAGTTGTCTTGTTTTCCTGCTTCTTCGAACATGACTTCAACATCACCATCATTAATGACAGCAGCATATCTCCATGATCTTACACCAAACCCTAAGTTTGATTTCGCCACTAACATACCTAATTCAGCTGCTAATTCACCATTACCATCTGCTAAGTATTTTACGTTATTATATTCTTCACACCAAGATTTCATTACAAAACCATCGTTAACTGATGTTACATATACTTCATCGATACCTTTCGCTATCATTTCATCATATGCTGCATCAAAACCTGGTAATTGTTTTGTTGAACATGTTGGAGTGAATGCTCCTGGTAAGCCAAATAGGACTACCCTTTTATCGCCGAAAACTTCTGATCCTGTAAGATTAGGTTCTGGGACTTGTTTTATCTCTAAATCTTTTAAAAAATTCATTTATCTGATACCCTCACCAAGATACAATCTTTGTTAATACGACCATTAGGAACACCGATCTTGGTTGTTAATGTGTCCCAGAGGTTGTCTATTTGACGTTCAGTCTTACTCAATATTTGAGGTAAGATTTCGTCAGGTTTTCTAAGAGTTGTAATCTTAGAATATTCTTCATTCCAATTATATACCGTTGAACCTCTAACTTCAAAACCTTTTGAGTTATCAGCTACATACATTGTTAATTTTCGTGTCTTAACGTTGTATACAAATAATCTGTTATTCGTTGGTATCATAACAGGATTGATAGAAACTAGTTTAGAGTCTACATCTTCTTGCAAGTATTTTAAGTTTATTACTTGCTTATCAGATGCTTTAACTTTCTTTGCTCGTGGAAGTCTTGCTGACTTCGCACTTTGTTTTAATCTTTCGAGATCAGAGAATACTCCATCCATTGTTATCATCATCTTTTTTAGATCTGATTTCTTTACATGTGAATATGCCTCTACTGCTTGATCACATGTCTTATGATAAGCATCAGATATAACTTCATATTCCATTCTAACAAAGTCACCAAACATTGTCATTGTTGCACCCTTTAAATCATATTGTTTGAATAAAGCATACGTATCAATTGATGCATCATAATTACCGTCAATCCAATGATCGACTAATACATCCCAATCTTCATAAACTGTATCAAACATTTTACGTTTCATACGTTCTTGTATTGTTGGCATTTTAGGTTTAGCCTTTTCTACGGCTTTCTTTTCTTCTATTATTTCTGTAGCTAATATCATTTTTTCTGCTACTAAATCTTTAACGTTTTGTATGTATTTTTCAGGTTGAGGTAAACCTCGATTAGCTAATGTACAAATCATACTAATACCTTCATTTAATCTATGATCGGGTAATTTCTTTAATGTGTTTGCTTCTTTCTGAGTATAACCTAACACATCAACTACATACTTCAGAATATCTTTTTGATAGTCTTTTGGTTTTCTAAAGTAATTAAACCATGTTGCTGACTTGCCCCAAAGTAAGTTATAACCTTCAGCATTAGGATCAATATCTTGTCCTACGAAGTTAGGTTCCTCACCCATATGAATCTGTTCTATACTCTTGCGATTGCCTCTCATTTTGACTTGTCGCTTTTCAGTAGCTGTTTTTGGTTTTGCTTTTGGTAATGCCATATTTAATTTCCTTATCTTAATTTGTTGTAGGGTATATTATACCATACTTTTAGCTGGTTGTACATGCTTATTAAATTTATTATAGTTGTATCGATCATAAGCTTCATCTTCTTTCATATCTTGTAATACTAAATCTCTATCAACAACTGAAATTATTTCGAAATCCAATTGTGTACCTTCTTCTAAAAGGTGTATAGGTTTATACCAATTCCAAAAGATAAAATTATCAAACTGTTGTCTTTGTGTATATAATGAAATCTTTACAAATCCATTTTTAGGTAGATATTTAAATTCGCATCTTCCCCATTCTGGATGTGTTGTATCATATCCATATCCTGAATATCTTTTATGTTTCGTTACTTCTGATAGATAATATCCCATCCACCATTCGGGCCACTCAAAGTCAGCTCTAAATGTTGTATTCTCACCATCTAAATCTTGAGCTAGTTTATCTCTATGCTCTATAAATTCTTTTCCTACTATTGTCTTTTCAAATTTCATAATATAAGGTGGATGACTAGAGGCAGTTTGATAAGGAGTGCCGATCGTTGCGATCGAATTTTACCTCTAGCCATCCGAACTGTTAAATTGTTTTTACTCCTAAAACATAGTTATCTGCTGCATCTTCTGCATACTGTTCGCTATGTCCTTTATAAATTTCGTCTTTCAACCAAATATTATCTTTCCAGAATCGACATCCAAAATGTCCTTCAGTTGTTGTCCAAACTTGAGCTTTTAAACTGTCTGACATATATGTATGTATTTCTCGTTCAAAGCTACCGTTCATTTTATTGTGTTGTGCCATTATTTTCCTATGTGTTTTACCATTTCTTTCGGTATTACTTGATATGCTCCTTTGTTATATGCAGGTGCTACCGTAAACTTTTTGCTTTCTTCGATCTTCCATGAATTGTCTTCACGATTCATTTTGATCGAATGTTGCTTCAAATCGAAGCTGGGATACTTCTTATCATGGTCTAATCGAGCCTGGTGTGCATCTCGTTGAGCTTGCGAAGGCGTATATACGCTAGAAGTATCAGGGGTGCGTTTTTTAGTTTTCCATGCATTGGTTTTACGTTTTCTACCACATGGGGAGTACCTCATACCACCACTATGAAAAGTTGTCATACCCATTATACAAGCTCCTTTATTTCAGCTAAATACATTTGTACTTCACTATCATTTAAGTTTCCAATAACGTCTTGAGTTACTGGTGTATGGTAACATAAGCTACCCTCTGAATCGAGGACTGCAAGTTCCCATAAACCTTTTGTTCCGCCATAACTGCCATTGTGCATAACAACAGATGCGCCATAACCATTTTCAAATTTATACTCTCTTTGTATTCCACCCATAGAACCATCTAAAATGGTTGTTTTGTATGCTTCTATCACGTTCCACCTCTTTCAAATGCTCTTACAAGATCTGCGCCTGTAACTTGATTATCTAGATTTAACATGACTACTTCTCCAGTAGAATTGATTGTTCTTTGAACTCTACCGTCGTTGTATTGCACATCTAGCACAGATCCATCAGATCTACCTTCTGCATAATAGCAAGAATCTAAACTATGAGCATGAAGCAATTTAACTCCATTTGCCCACTCTTCAGCTTTAATTTTAGCAGCTTGATATGCTACTTGATCATCATATTGAGTCATAATATTTCCCCTTTCTAGCACGTTCTTGTTCTATACGTTCGCGCTCATTTTCAATTAATTTGTTATTCATATTTTTCCAAAGCTCTTTGAACTCAGGATTGTGTGCGTTTTTATGCGCACGCGATAATGCATTTATTCTTCGCATAAAGATATCAGATCTAGTCATTAAAAATCTCCTTCGGCAACTTGAACACAAGTCAAACCGTTTCTTCTCCACATATCAACAACTTTGTTTCTATCATCGAAGACAAGATCAGGTTTCCAATCGTTCTCGATAAGAGCATCAAGAACATCTTGCTTGAATACTTCGTCAGGTCTAAAGTCATCATCTTGTCTAAGGAAAAGATGCATAAAGTCAACACCACAATCTCTGATTTGTGATTCAGTGATTTCTCTATGTCTTTCGTTTCTTGCAGAGCAAACTACGATCTCATGACCAACATCTGACATATCTCTTGCGATATGCATGATTGGAAAGTTTGGTGTATCATGTACCATAGCATCGTTAAATGCTTCCCAATCGTTGTTACCATTTTGAAGATGTACTCGTCTATGTTCAATATCCATAAGAGTTCCATCTACATCAAAAATTACTTTCATTATTACCTCTCTAAACTGTCAACAGTAGATCTGATATCTGATACATCACCTTCAAGTGAATTGATATCTGATTTGGCACTATCAACATTTGAATCTATTTCACACAATTTGTTTTCTATTGTGTCCAATTGTCCGACTATTTTTTCTAGTATGTCGGTCACTAAATTTAAACCTTCCATTTTAACTCCAATCATCTGTAAATTTCTGTGCGTTATACGCATCCATTATGCTAGAATTTTCAAGGAATCTAGCTGTGTCCTTATCTGAATAATACATATTCTCAGGAGCATTCATTTCTAAATTACCTACTGATTGATGACCAGCTTTTTTCATTGATTGAGTCAATTTCTTGTGCAGCTTTGTTTTTTCTTTTATTGCTGCTTTACGAGCATCTAATTTTCGTATCGTTTCTTGAAAGCTTTTTTCTTCAGCTTTCTTTTCAGCGATTTGTTTTATTAACGCTAATCTATCCATTTTACACTCCTTTTGTGTTTATTATAGGGGATATTATACCACATTTATTATCATTTGTACATGCTTAATTTAAGTTAATAGCAAAAATATTAAATAAAATATTATTACATAAGCACTATATTTTAGTAGTGCTATAAAGATACTTGATATCGTATCTAAAATTTTATTTAAGAAGCTAAACATTGTACTTGAAATTCGTTACCTTGAAGATCAATTATAGTACCTTCGATGTCTTCTAAATAATTATCTCCATCGATACACTTTATAAAAAGATCTGCTGCTTCTTGACATCCATATCCTTCACCACCTACATTCCATGTAGTTTTAGCATAGTTATCTTGTAGATTTCTAGAATAATGCCAATCATACAATGCGAATGTAATGTGATCATAATCAGTATCACTATTATCATAAAACGTTGCTTTTACCATAAATTGTGTAGTGATGTTATCACCAATTCCTTCAAAATCTGGTTTACCTAATGCACTTTCTAACATTGCAAAAGAAGCTTCAACACTTCCTTGTCTTGATCCACCATGATCATTCATACCTTCTCTATTTTCAAATTCTACTTGCGTAGGATATTCAAAGTTATACATAATCTACTCCATTATAAAAAAATTCATAATCAATTGAAATGTTCAATTGTTTTTCCAATCCATTACACATGAAATTTGGAAACAGTTTAAATAAAAGATATTCAACAAAACCGATTTTCACTTGTTTTGGATATCCCGTTGCTATATGTTCTAATCTTACTACGTACATTTTTCTACCTCTGATAAACATAGACATCCATTGTTTCAGCATGACTAAGGGGAAGAGACTGATCGTAAGCTCTAGCACGCTTGCCATCGGCAAGAGCAGCAGAAGTTCGAGGACCACGTCCTTGACACTTAACATAGAATTGAGAGTAAGATTGACTCCCATACCCGTCTTTCTTGGCGCGGGTTCCATATTTAAATCTTCTTAACTCTGAATTTATTACTTTGACTGCTTTTCTAACTGTTTCCAATTCAAGCATATCTCCAGCACTTTCTGTGTGTGCTGTAAACACATAATTAGTTGAATGTCTCATTATACAACCTCCAACATTGATAGTGGACAGTTCCAAATTTTTCCATCAATTCTGACTTCAGCTTTAGTTCTGTTAATTTTAACAACTTCACCAAGCTCGGTGATTCTTTTGCTGTTAACTTTGACTTTGTCACCAACACATAAAGAAGCTTTTACAAGCATATTTGCTGTAGCTCTCATGTTTTTTTGTTGATCTTTGACGAGATTAATAACCGTGCTTAAAGTTTGGTTATTGTCGATTTTAGCTATTAAAGTTGCTAATTTTACTATTTCACTTTTTTTCATATACACTCCTTACTGTGTTTTATTTTTAAATATAGGGATATTATACCATAGTTTTTTGCATTTGTACATGCTTTTTTTCACTTTTTTTCAT